TTGCGGTGGCCCGAGCCGGGACGCTGCGCCTGATCGCCACCATGCGCACGGCGGCCGTCACATCGTTCACGGCGATGCGTACGGGGGCCATTCGCCTGGGCACCGCACTGGGTGGCGCGCTAACGCGCGGTCTTGCGGTGGCCCGAGCCGGGACGCTGCGCCTGATCGCCACCATGCGCACGGCGGCCGTCACATCGTTCACGGCGATGCGTACGGGGGCCATTCGCCTGGGCACCGCACTGGGTGGCGCGCTAACGCGCGGTCTTGCGGTGGCCCGAGCCGGGACGCTGCGCCTGATCGCCACCATGCGCACGGCGGCCGTCACATCGTTCACGGCGATGCGTACGGGGGCCATTCGCCTGGGCACCGCACTGGGTGGCGCGCTAACGCGGGGGCTTGCCATGGCTGGCAGGGGGGTGGCGATCCTCGGCCGCGCGCTGCTGCTCAATCCCATCGGCCTTGCGGTCACCGTGATTGCCGGCGCCGCGTTCCTGATCTGGAAGAACTGGTCGAAGATCGGCCCGGCGCTGAAGGCGTTCTGGGGTGGCATAAAAAACGCAGCGAGCAAGGCATGGGGCGGGATCAAGGCCGTTGCCGGCACCGTATTCGACGCCTCGAAGAAAGCCTTCTCCTTCACGCCGCTGGGATTGGTGGTGCGTAATTGGGGGTCGATCAAGGGCTTCTTTGGCAACCTCGGCGAGCGCCTGAAGCCCGCATTCAACGCCATCTGGACCGCCTCGAAGAAAGCCTTTTCCTTCACGCCGCTGGGCTTCGTCATCAAGAACTGGGGCGCGATCATGGATTTCTTCAAAGCGCTGCCGAGCAAGTTCGGCGCGATCGGTGGACAAATCATCGACGGCTTGCTGGGTGGCATCACGGCGGGCTGGGATCGTCTGAAGGCGGGCGTGACCAACATCGGCGACGGCATCGCCAACCAGTTCAAGTCGGTGCTCGGCATCAAGTCGCCGAGCCGCGTGTTCATGGGCCTGGGCGACATGTTGGGGCTCGGGTTGCAGCAAGGCATGCTGGGCACTGCAAGACTGGTGGCGGGCGCGGCGTTGGCGTTGGCGACAGCGGCGACGCCGGATATCCCCGGCAGTGCAGGGCCTGGCGTGGGCGTTGGCGCACGGGGCGCAGGCGCGGCGGCCGCAGTTGTTGCTGCGGCAGGCGGTGCGCCGGCAACAACGTCAGCGCCAACATCCGCCACGATGCAGATCACCATCGGCCCGATCCAGATCACGCAGCAGGCCGGCGAGGATGCCGAGGCGCTGGCCGAGCGCGTGGCCGCCGCGATCGAACGCAAGGCCGGCCGCATCCGTCGCGCCGCGCTGGGTGACCTGGCATGAGCCTGGATATCGGCCGGGTGGTCAGCGCCGCGCGGCAGACGCGCAGCCTGATCAATCTCGCGCGCGGCATGCCGCGCGATCCGGTGTCGGCGATGTCCGCTGCGCTGACTGCGGCAGGTGTGCCAAGCTGGGCCGGCGCGCTGTTGAGCGGGCGCGTGGATCGATTCCGCACCGCGCTGGGGGCAACGCCGGTAGCGCCAGCGCCTGACCTGCCAGCGCCCACATTGTCGCCAACGCTCGCCACATCGCCGCCCAGTGGCAGCGCCAACGCATCGGCCGGCGATCCGCCGCCCAGTGGCAGCGCCAACGCATCGGCCGGCGATCCGCCGCCCAGTGGCAGCGTGCTGCTGAGCTTGGGGCCGGTGCAGTTTCTGGCCGGTGCGCTGGCGCACCAGAGCATCGCGCGCTCGATCGATTACCGTTGGGCGGCGCAGGAGCGCCTGGGCCGCGCACCGGCACATCAGTTTCTTGGCCGCGGCGAGGAAACCATTGAGCTGTCCGGCTACACCCTGACCCATTACACCGGCGGCACCGAAACGATCACCCGTCTGCGCGCGCTCGCCGACCAGGGCGAGCCGCAGGCACTGGTCGATTCGTCCGGCACGGTGCTCGGCCTGTACGTGCTCACCCGGGTCGAGACCACCGGCAGCGAGCTGGATGCCAGCGGCCGGCCGCTGATGCTGGAGTTTCGCCTGTCGCTGGCGGCCTACGGCGAGGATGCGTGATGCGCGAGTATCGCACCCGCGACGGCGACACCCTCGACGCCATCGCCTGGCGCGTGTACGGCCGGCACGGCGCCGTCGTAGCGTTAGCCGAAGCAAACCCGCGGGCGCTTGACGCACCGGTATTGCCGGCTGGCGTGGTGCTGCAACTACCAGTGGTCCCCACGGCGCCGAGAGTGGCCACCGTGCGGCTGTGGGGCGCGGCGTGAAGCCGGCGTTCGCCATCACGCTGAACGGAACCGACATCACTGGCAATATCGCTGATCGCCTGATTTCGCTCAGCATCAGCGATGAGGCGGGTATTTCGTCCGATCGATTCGAACTGTCGCTCGATGACCGCGACCACGCCTTGGGATGGCCCGGTGCTGGCGTCGAGCTGGAGATTGCGCTCGGCTACCGCGAGACTGGCGGCGCACGGACGATGGGGCGCTACACGGTTGACGAAGTGGAGTCGTCCGGGCCGCCGGCCGTGCTGAACCTGCGCGGCGCCGCTGCCGACATGCTGGCCAGCCTCAAGAGCCAGCGCCGCGCTGACTATGACGGCAAGACGCTGGGCGAAATCGTGCGCACCATTGCTGCCCGCCACCGGCTCACCCCGCAGATTGCCGCGGCCTTGGAAGCGCAGCCGGTGGAACACCTGGACCAGACCGACGAAAGCGACCTGCACCTGCTCACACGGCTGGCCGAGCAGTTCGGCGCCATCGCCAAGCCCGCAGCCGGGCGCCTGTTGTTCGTCGAGGTCGGGAAGGGTCTGGACGCGAGCGGCGCCGCCATGCCGGCGGTTGCGATCGTCCGCAATCAGGTAACGAGCTGGCGAGCGTCCGAGCAAGAGCGGCAGTTCTATTCGCGGGTGGAAGCGCGTTGGAAGCCGGCTCGACGGCACTCATCGGTGACGCTGGCGGTAGGCGCCGGCGACCCATCGATCACGTTGCGCAATGCGTTCCGCACCGAAGCCGAGGCCAAGCGCGCCGCGCAAGCGCGCTTGCGCAAGATGTCGCGCGGGCGCACTGCGCTGAGCCTGAGCCTGCCCGGCGACCCCGAACTGGTTGCCGAGCGCCCGATTACCCTGTCCGGGTTTCGCGACGGCGTGGACGGCGACTGGATCATCAAGAGCGCCGAGCATCGCCTCGACAGCAGCGGCTACACCACCAGCATCGAGGCACAACGCCCCGACGCGGTGAGCGAGTAGCAGTGCGTCCCGTTCCCCGAGACTGAGCGCACCCGGATGTGGATCATTGCAGCCATGCCCGGAATGTCCCGCCAAACTGGCCGCTCGCTCGATGACCTGACGCACCTGCGCCAGTCGGTCGCCGACATCCTGACGACGCCCATTGGCTCGCGGGTGATGCGTCGCGACTACGGCTCGCGCCTGTTCGAGATGGTGGACGCGCCGATCAACGCGCGCACCCTGGGCGACATCTACGCCGCCACCGTGGACGCGCTGCGGCGTTGGGAGCCGCGCCTTGCCGTTCGCCAGGTGCGCGTGTTGCAGGCCGCCGCAGGGCGCTTGGAACTGGCGCTCTCCGCCGACTTCCGCGACGGGGCCCAACGCACCCGTATCAATCTGCCTATCGAGGTGTCGGCATGAGCGTTGATCTGTCGCTGCTGCCGCCGCCTACGGTTATCGAACCGCTCGACTTCGAGACAGTGCTCGCCGCGGCGAAGTCGGATGCGCTCGCCGTATTCCCCGAGCTCGCCGACGTGCTGGCGCTGGAATCCGAGCCGGTGACCAAGCTGTTGCAAGTGTTCGCCTACCGCGAGCTGCTGCTGCGCGCGCGAGTCAACGATGCCGCCCGAAGCGTTATGCTGGCCAGCGCCACCGGCAGCGATCTGGAACAACTGGCCGCGCTGTTCGGCGTATCGCGTCTGGTGCTCGATCCCGGCGACCAGGCCGCAACCCCGCCGGTTGCACCGACGCTGGAAACCGACGCCGACCTGCGCCGGCGCACGCAGCTCGCGCCGGAGGGATTCAGCGTCGCTGGCCCCGAGGGTGCGTACATCTTCCACGCGCTCAGCGTCGCCGATGTTCTCGACGCCAGTGTCACCAGCCCGGCGCCGGGTGAAGTCGTGGTGTCGGTGCTCTCGCGCACCGGCGACGGCACCGCCAGCGCTGAGCTGGTGCTCGCAGTGGCCGCGACGCTCACCAGCATCGCAGTGCGCCCGCTCACCGACATGGTGACCGTGCAATCAGCGCAGATCGTGCCCTACACAATCACCGCCACGCTGTGGACGTTGCCCGGCCCGGATGCCGCCGTGGTACTGGCGACGGCGCAGGCGCGCGTGCAGGCGCTGGTCGAATCCACGCGGCGCCTCGGCCGCGACATCGCGCGCTCGGCGCTCATCGCCGCACTGCATGTGGATGGCGTACAGCGCGTCGATCTGACCGCGCCCGTCGCCGACATCGTGATCACGTCAAGTCAGGCCGGCAATGCCACGGCGGTGACGATCACCAGCGGGGGCGTCGATGTCTGACAGCCTGCTGCCACCGAACGCAACACTGCTGGAGCTCGCGCTCGAAGCGGCCACGCTGCGCATCGATGCGATCCCTGTGCCACTGCGCGCACTGTGGAATCCCGACACCGTTCCTGCGGCGCTGCTGCCGTGGCTCGCGTGGGGCCTGTCCGTCGACAACTGGGATCCCACATGGACCGAGGCGCGCAAGCGTGCCTCGGTGGCGGCCTCCATCGACGTGCACCAGCACAAAGGCACCGTGGGCGCCATGCTCACCGCGTTGTCGGCATTGGACTACAACGCCAAGCTGGTCGAGTGGTGGCAATCCGTGCCGCCGGCTGCGCCGTATACGTTCCGCATCGAGGTCGCCCTCGACGCGCGCGGCATCATCGACGGCACCTGGGGCGATGTCGAGCGCACGGCGCTGGCTGCAAAAAACGCCAGGTCGCACCTGACCAGCATCCGCATTGTGCATAAATCGCCAAGCCCGACAGTGCTGGCTGGCGCAATGATCGTGCGCGAGACGATCACGGTCCAGCCCTACTCAGTGACGGAGATCGGAAGCGTCGGCGTGGCTACTATCGGCGCCGCGAGCTGGTCACGCGAAACCGTAAAACTAACACCCATGGTGAACTGATGCCTCAGACGTTCGGAACTCTGCTCACCACCACCGGAAAAGCCAAAGTCGCCGCCGCGCTCGCTGGCGGTGTCCCGCTGTCGATTACCGAGATGGCGCTTGGCGATGGCGGCGGCGCGGCCGTGGTGCCCGTCGAAAACCGCGCCGCGCTTGTCAACGAGGTAAATCGCGGACCGATCAATACGCTCACGGTCGATCCGATAAACGCGAATTGGCTGGTTGCCGAGCGCATCGTGCCACCGGAAGTTGGCGGCTGGGTTGTGCGTGAGATCGGACTGTTTGACGCTGCCGGAGATCTGATCGCATACGGCAACTTCGCTGAGAGCTACAAGCCGACACTCCCCGAGGGAAGTGGCAAAGAGTTGGCGATCAGCATCCAATTCGAAGTCGCCAACGCCAGCGCGGTCACCCTGCAGATCGATCCAAGCGTGGTGCTCGCAACCCGCGCCTACGTCGATGCGCAGGACGGCGCGCAGGACGCGGCACTCGCGCTATCGCTCGCTGACTACGCGCGCCTCGATGGCGCCGCGTTCACGTCCGACCAGATCACGCTGGCCGGCGAGCTGGCAGGATTCCGCGGCGTGCCGCTCTCGAACATCGCGGCGGCCTACACCTACGTGCTCGACGACTCCGGGCGTGGCGTCTGCAAAACCGTCACGTCGGCGATCACGGTAACGATCCCGGCCAACGCGACGGTGACGTATCCCGTTGGCACCATCCTGACCCTCGCAAACGATGCCAGCAGCGGTAATTTCACGTTGGCGGGCGCGGCCGGCGTCACCTTGCGTCTCGCCGGCACGTCCACCACCGGCAGCCGCACCGTCGCGCCGTGGGGCTATGCCACCGCATTTCAGGTCGCCGCCAACGTCTGGCTGGTTTCTGGACCGGGGGTTACCTGATGTCCGGTGCCGCTACGCTTTTGATGTCTGGCAAGGGCGCTACCGTACCGGAAGTGCCGACCGGCATTGTCGCCACCGTACCGGAAGTGCCGACCGGCATTGTCGCCACCGCGGTTTGCACCAAGTCCGCGAGCGTGACGTTTACGCCGCCCGCAGACAACGGCGGTAGCCCGATCACTGGTTATCGCGTCACATCGTCGCCTGGCGGACTGTTCAACATCGGGACGTCATCGCCCATCGTCGTGTCCGGACTCACGCGCGGCGTGGCGTACACGTTCACCGTCTTCGCAATCAATGCGGTCGGCGCTGGACCCATATCTAGCCCATCGAACTCGATCACCGCGATCGACGCCCCAGGCGCTCCGACCATCGGCGCGCTCACGCAGGTAGGCCCACACGCGCTGAGCGTGACGTTTACGCCGCCCGCAGACAACGGCGGCAGCGCAATCACGGGTTATCGCGTGGAGTTCCTCGACGAAACCGCGCAGTTCACCGGCGGCGTAGTGTTCGTCGCCGGCTCGCCTGCAACGCTAAATAGCGATGCTAATTCGGTTCGCACCGGGTGGAGCTACGGCGCGATGGTCTTCGCCAGCAACGCCACTTGCGAGAGCGTGGGCTCCGCAGAATCCAACATCGTAGTCATCGCATAACGAGGCCACCGCATGAACGCCCGCATCCAACAACTCCCCGCCGACATGTCGGCCGTCGTGCTCGCCCCGTTGACCAGCATCCACTGGGATCCGGAAACCGACACGGGCAGCATCACGTTCGACACCCGGCGCTACCTCAGCGACGCGGCAGGCGTCGTGATGCTGCCCGGCAGATCATTCGAGGGCGCAGGAAGTTTCAGCACCGCATTCGAGCAGATTCTGACGCGCCAGTTCGCGCCGGCAGGCGCACTCGACCCGGTCACCGGCGCCGATCTGTCGGCGGTGTCGTCGGCGGGCGTCATGGTGATCCTGAAGGCGGCGTTCGACATCCTCTACAACGAGCAGTTCGGCGTGCCGCAGTAATGGACTCGCTCGCCGCCATCGCCATGATTCTGTCGCTATTGCCGCGGTGGGTTTCGATACCGATCGGGGTAGTGCTTGCCGCTGCATTCCTGCGCTGGTTCTTTCGGCGCAAGCCGCAAGGCGACAGCGATCCGGTTCACTACGGAGATTGACCATGTTCGACGCCATCAAAGCCGCCAACTTTTCGCCCATCGAGCAGCTGCTTGCCGCCGCCATTATCGTGCTGGTGCTGCTGTTTCCCTGGTGGGTCAGCGTCGCCGCTGCTGTAGGCCTGGCCGGGCGCGCGGCATGGCGCATCCGTGTGGCGCGGTCCGCGAAGGCTGGGTGATGGACAGCCAGCTCGCGCAGAACTGGATCGCACTGCTCGCTGCTGCCGCAGCACTGCTGATGCAAACCGCCGCGCTTGGTTGGTGGCTGAGCCGGCAGTTATCGCGACATGACATAGCACTCGCCACGGCTATCGCTGGGGAACGCGACGCGCGCAGCCGTGCGATTGCCGCGCACGCGCGGGTGGTTGCGAGCGACATCGAGCATGCCAAGGCCGAGGCGCGGATGGCGCGGGAACACGTTTCCGAGGTGCGGATCGAGTTCACGAAGGCCTTTCGCGAGTACCCAACAAAAGACGAACTGCGGCAGATGCTGTCCGACCGAATCGATCCAATCAACGCCGGGCTGGAGCGCCTGCTCGCTCACGCCGATCCGGTGCATCCCGACGTGCGACGCAGGAGAAAATCACAGTGAACGAACTACTGCAAACCGTCGGCATTTCCATTGCCGCAACCGCTGTCGTCGTCCCGCTCGCAGTTGCGAGCCTGGCGTGGACTGTTTCGTTCGGACTGTCGCGTTGGGGCGTGAGCCGTCAAGAGCTGCGGCGTGCTGTCGATGGCGTGCTGGCCAACCCGCAGGCGTGTGCCACCCTGCTGGCCGGATGCGTGATCGGCCTGTGCATTTTGCTGGGTCAGGTGTATTCGTGATGCGTTGTGTACTGCTGGTCGCCCTGCTGCTGTCGATCGTGCCGCCACCGGCGCGCGCCGGCGTTCTGGGAACGGATCGGTACGATGGCGCGATCCGCGATGCCTCGCGCCTGTATCTACCCGGCTGGGATTGGCGCTGGCTCAAAGCCCAGCTCTACCAAGAGTCAAGGCTCGATCCGGGTGCGGTGAGCCCTGCCGGTGCGCGCGGGATCGCGCAGTTCATGCCGGCGACGTGGGCGGAGGTTGCGCCTGGCCTTGGCTTCGGTGGAGTGAGTCCGCACGCGGTGGGTCCGGCCATTCTCGCTAGCGGTCGCTACATGCAGCGCATGCGGCGCACATGGAGCGCTGAGCGGCCGGAGTCGGATCGGCGCGCACTGGCGCAGGCGAGCTACAACGCCGGAGCGGGGAATATCCTGAGCGCCCAGCGCGCATGCGGCGGCGCCCGGGCATGGTCAGACATCAGCGCTTGCCTGCCGCAGATCACTGGCAAACACGCTGACGAAACGATCGCCTACGTTCAACGAATTCGGCGTTGGTACGGGGTGCTGATCGCATGAGTGTCGTATCGGCGTTGGCCGGTAGAGCCACAAAAACGGCCGCCCGCGTCGCGACAGGCAAAGTCGTGCTGGCGTTGGCCGGCGCGCTGATCGGGGTCATCCTGATCCTCGGCACGTGGCTGTGGCTGCGCGGCGTGCGCCTGGACGCAGCTCGCGACGACGTGCGCACGCTGACCGAGCAAGTCACCTCGCTTGCCGAATCGCTGCGCGGTGCTGCTGCAGCGAATGCGGATTGGGAGAGATTGCACGGTGCTGCAGTAGCCCGGGTCGAGCAGTGTCACGCTGATCTTGACCGGATCGGGGAATCGAATGGCAATGCGCTGGCTGCGGCTGCGAAACGCGCCGCTGCAGCCGCAGCCAGCATGGCCGCGTGGCGCGATCGCTATCGATCCGCCACAGCAGATCCGGGCTGCGCTTCGTTGCTGGCTACGCCAGTCTGCCCGGCGCTGCAAGAAGACGTGCCATGAAGTTGAAGCGTCCTGCGATTCCCGTGCTACTGGCAATCCTGGCAAGCGGCTGCGCCGCGATGCGCACACCGCCGCCGGTAGTGATTTCCCGGCCGGTCGATGCCAGCCTGCCGGCCGAACGCCGCTATGTTCCTATTCGGTCAGACCTCGTTGAGCTGATCCCGGACCCGATGAGCGGCCGGCGGTTGGTGACCGTCGGTGACTGGATCGAGGCCGCGAAGGCGCGCGCGGCGTCGCTGGATGTCGCGAATGGGCGGTTGGCTGAAATCGGCAAGATCGAGGGGCAGGTGCCGGCGCCGAACTCAAAGTGATCGCGCTTGCGTCGGGTCACTTCGCGGCGGCCGCGTCCAGACACCGCTCTACCACGCGGTGCAGCTTCATGAAGAACGCGGCCAAGTCGCCGTCGGACTTCATCATGTTGCAACGCGAGCAAGCGACGACTAGGTTGCGCACGGTCGATGCGCCGCCGTTCGCCGCAGGCACGACGTGGTCTATTTCGAGCAGGTCGGTTGCCCCGCAGTAAACGCACTTGTGCCCGTCCCGGCCGAACACGATTCGACGCAACTCCGCACCCACATCCCGGACCATCGCGGCTGCGGCGAGGCGCGCTTCGGCGGACAAGGCGTTCATCCGCTCCGCGGCAGTGATCGCTTCTTCGCGATCGCCGCCGAGCGGCACCCATTGCCCATCGCCGTTGACGTAGTAGAACTTGCCGCGACGTTGAAAAAGACGCTGTGGTAGATCCGTATCGTGCTTCCGTGGCCTGCCCATGTCCGCCTCCTGGTTGAGGCGTCCATTATCGCATCCAATACTTCCAGCGTGTCTGGGTTTTGGACAAAGCATCCGCAAATGGACAGCACCCAGCGCGAAAAAAATAGGCCCGCATCTCTGCGAGCCTTGCTGCGCTTAGCTTTGAGTGGCGCCCGAAGTTGGACTCGAACCAACGACCCCCTGATTAACAGTGCCGTGCTCTGATCGGCCTTAAACGGCCATGCCGCGCTATTTTGCGCATTCTTGCGTGTCCAAAACACTGAGTTTTCGACCCGCTGGAAGCCGCATTCCTGCGTGAGGTTTCGGCTAGTTTTGGACAGCTACAGGACCGGTTTTACGCGCTCTGGCTTGGCGCGATAATGGCGTTGCGTGACCTTGGCGTCGCGGTGGCCGAGCAACCGTGTTGCGTGCTCGCCCTCGATGTCGCTGCCGGCCTTGCGCCGCAGGTCATGCAAGGTCATGTGCGCAAGCCCAGCCTTGGCCAGCGCCCGCCGAAAGTTGCTGCGCAGTCCGCTGACGGTGTACGGCCCGGCCGGCCCGGCGCGGGTTGGGCGCGATTCGAACAAATAGCGGCGGCCGAAGCGGCGAAATGTGCGGGCGATTTCATCGAGTAGGGCGCGCAGGTCTGGCGTTATCTCGATCAGCAGGCGCGCGCCGGTCTTGCGTTGTTGGTAGGCGATGCCGTCGTCGGTGATCGCATCCATCGGCATCGCGAGCGCGTCGCCAATGCGCATGCCGGTGGTGTACACGAAGCGTAGGATGACGGCGAGGCGCGGCGGTGCGGCGGCGATCAGTGCTGCGAACTCGGCATCGGTGACGTAGCGTTGGCGCGGGACTTCCGGGTTGCGGAATTGCAGGCGCTTGGTGGGGTCGTCGCCGCTGAACGCGCCGATGCGGCGTGCGTGGCTGTACGCAGCGCTCAGCAACGCGCGATCGCGGTTCGCCTGCACGGTGCCGTGCTCGACCAGGTAGCGGTAGACGTGCGCGGCGGTGAGGTCGCTGAGAGCCATGCGGCCGAACACTGCGGCCAGCCTACGGGCGCCGTTGCGGTAGCCTTCGAGGGTGGCGGGCCGTAGTCGTGCCGCGCTCGATTCAAGGTAATGTGATACCGCATCGGCGACCGTGGTCACGGTTGGCGTGTTGCCCACAAGCTCGGCGTAGCGGATTAGCGCCGGGCCGTACTCACTGGCGAGCCGGTGCCATTTGCCGGCAGCGACGAAGTAGTAGGCGCCGTGCCGGTGCAACATACCGCGCGGCAGGTGCTTGTCATGCAGTCTTGGCCGGCCCATGCTTGATGGCCCCCCAGTTCGGTTCGCGCTTTGGCTTTGGCTTGCCAGCCTGCGAGAGTATCACTGCACGCTCAACCAGCGGGCGGCCGACGGCGTTGGGCCGAAACGGAATACCCATTGCTGCCAGCGCCCGGCATTGCGCGGACCACCGCTGTCTGGCGGTGAGCTCTTCGACTTCGGCGGGGATAAGCCAAGTGTCTGTCATGGTGTGATCAGACACTGCCGGCCGAACGCTTCATGAACACAAGCCAATGCGTGCCGGCCTTATGCGGCTCCCACAGCATGGGTCTAGCACGCGCTTGTTCACTTCGTAATCTCTCCCATAAGACGAACAAACCAGCACATTCAAATGTCCTTGTACAACTGCACGCTTACCGTATCCTCGTCCACCTCGTGGCGCGTGGCGAGCGCTTGCCGCAGCAGGTGCTCGATGCAGTCATTCAGATAGTCGTCAGCGGCAATGTCGCAATAGCCAAGCAGGTACTCATCGACGCCCGCGCCCTTTGTGCCGTTGCAAGCGATAAAATCAAGCGCCGCCTGATCGGCGATGCGCCAGGCGCGGTTCTCGGCGGCATCTGTCTGGTTCGTCATGGCGGTCAGATCACTCCGGTCAACGGCTTGCCGGGCAGTGCCTTTTGGCCGTTGCTCGGCTGCGATTGAGCAGGCTCGACCAGGTTGTAGCCCGGCTTTTGCTTGCGCGGCAGCGCATTGATGAAACCGCTATCGACGTTGCAACCGGTGGCCTTGACAAAATCGACCTCCACCTTTGCCGAGTTGATGATGGTCTGCGATACGTCGCAGATCGCGCGGGCGCGATCCAGGTCCATCGGCTTGTCTTTGTCCTTGAGCGCGGCGAGGGTCTCGAACAGCGCGCTGCGAAGGGTGTTGATGTCGCTCATGCGGCCTTGCTCCTGCGGTTGATGGCCCTGACCAGCGCGCCACGCGCTTGCATTACCTGGACGATGGGTTCGGGGTAGTTGTGGATGCTGTTGCGGCGCATCAGTTCGCGCCGGGTGACCAGTTCGAGTTTGTCGACGGTGATGGCGGCGGCATTGATGCTGCGGCAGCCGGGCCGGAACACGATGGCGTGGCCACGCGGGATTGGTCCGTTGGCGCGCTCCCAGACGATGCGGTGTACGGCGCGCCAGCGCTTGTAGATCGGCTGGTCATCATTGATCTTGCGTTCGAGGTAACCATCCTTCGATATGCGCTCTGAACCGATCTGCTTGAGCAACATGCGGGCTTTGCCGGTCAGTTGCCCAGGCTTGAATTGCGTTTCGGCGCTGCGGCCGTGGGTACCGATTTTCTTGCCGGCGTTCCACGGGCGTTTCCCTGAAGCGAATCGTGTTTTCTCGCCGCGCGTTCCGTCGGTTCGCCCGGACATCTGGCTGGCCAGGAACGCGGTGCTCTTGCGCAGGCCGAGCGCGTCGGCTTTGTAGTAGACCTTGGCTTTGGATACGCCAAGGGCAGCCGCGATATCGGCGGTGCGCTGGTGCGGGTAGCGTGCGCGCAGCATGGCTACTTCGGCTTCGGTCCAGATGTGGCGCGGAACACTCATGCGGTTTGAGGAACGCCACGGCACACCAGCGCATCGATCTGCAACACCTCGATTCCGATACGATGTGCGATGTGCATTTCCAGGTGCGCGCCCTGGCTGCGTTCCCAGCCCGGCAGCAGCGCCAGTGTGGTGCAATCGCACAGGGCTTTGATGTCGGCGCGCATGCACGCATCCCAGGCTGTGGTGTTGTCCGGGTTGAGTTCGGCGGGGTTGACCACGGTGTAGCCCAGGCTGCGCAGTTTGGCAGCGGCGGCATTGAACGCGGGGAAGTTGAGGTCTGGAAGGCCGCTCATGGGGCCGCTGAGGTAGATGCGCATGTGGTCTCCTGCCCGCCGCCGGATCGCCCGGCGGCGGGCGTGCCGGTTACGGGGTGAAAGTGCCGACGATCACGCTGGCAGTGCCGCCGATGGCGGACGTGACCACGCGTTTGAAATCCTGCGCGATGTCTTCGCGCATCTGCTCGCGGCGGTTCCAACGCACGGCAAAAACGGGCTTTTCCTCGCTGGTGATGATCGACAGGCGCAGTTCGGCAATCTGCTCAGTGAGTCCGGCGTATGGCGTCACGCGGAAGTAGAGTGCGCCGGGCAGTTCGATGGTGCCGTTGGCTCTTGCCTCGATCTCATCAAGTGCCGAGCGGCTGGTGTTGAAGTTCCCCACCGTCGACGTGGATTCCGAGCGTTGCTTGATCTGGATGTTGCGGATCGCGACGACAGCGGCGCTGAGCGGGAGTGCCTCACCGTCGGACGTGGTGGCCGAAATGTGTTGCGACCATTCTTCGACGAACTCGGCCAGCGCACGTTGTGCAAGCCGGTGGCCATCCAAGGCGCAAATGGCTGCGAAGGCTGCGGTAGGGGTGAGCGTGAGTTCGGCGATGTCATCGGCGTGGCCGGGCAGCTCGTCGGTGCCAAGGTTGAAATAGCACTTCGCGGACGTGGCGTTTGCGTCGATGAAACACGCAGGTTTCAGCGCGGCCGCTGCGCGGGCAGCGATGTATCCCGCGAAGTCGGCGAGCGATGAGGTCGTCATGCGCCCGCGAAAGCGCGCTCGGCCAGCCTGCAGGTGCTCGATGCTGGTGAGCTTGCCGGCGTGGAACAGGGCCGGCGTGGGCGTGCCAAGGTGCGCGCCATTGTTGGCGGCAACGGCGAGATCGGCGATGGTGTTGATCGCGTTGGCATCCATTATGCGCGCTCCTTCGAAGCATCGCTGCCGCCGAACAGGCTGGCTTGCTCATGTGGGAACAGCGACAGCGCGCCGCGTGGGCCGACGTGCATGGGTGTCTCGGTGGCGTATTCCTCGGTCGCTCGGCCGCGCGCGGTGGGTTTGACGTAATTGAGCTTGTGGGTGACAGCGACCTGATTGCTTTCGCCGATGCGCTTGAGGTCGAGGGTGATGACGACCTTGCCCTTGCGGCCGTGAGTGACCACGCCCAGGGCGGTATCGGACAGTGCGCGCTCGATCTGCTGGGCGAACACGCCGGCATTGAGGTCGCCGATCAACTCGGCGAAGTGGGTGACGTTGTTGGCGTTCATTTTTGCTCCTTAGTGAGTGTGGATGCGCAGTGCCACGGCACCGCTGCGCGCGAGGTGATGAGATGCAGGCCGCCGGCCTGGTGGCGGTGGGCCGGTATAGCCCGGTCGCGATTGCGCTTGTGTTGTTCGAGCCAGGCGATGCGGCGCAGGATCGCGAGGCCTCGCGAGGCGCGTGCTGCGATGTCGGCTGGATGGAATCCGCCAACGCGCGCCCTGGCGGTGTAGTAGGCGATCAGGCGCTCGGCAGGGCTGGGCGGGATGATCGAGCGCGTGATCACGCCGTGCCTCCAAACGGATCGAGGGTAGCGTCTCCGCCGATCTGTTGCGCGGCGCGCCGGGCTGCGGCGTCCACTGATGCGCCTGCTGCATACAGGCGTGCGGCAAGGCGCGCGGCGGAGCAGGCCTGGGCGCGCTTGCCGGTGCGGATCAGGCGTTCGTGCGCGAGGCGGCGGGCGAGGAATTCGCGCGGCGTGGTGATGGTGCTCATGGCGCGCACTCCGCAGCGCCGATGGCGTGGCCGGTGGACTCGGCTACGTGGGTGACGTAGGCGCGCTCGCCGCGTTCGTAGGGCTGTGGGTCGGTGGGCACGGCGGGGTCTGGGATGTGCTGCCACAACTCCGCCACGCCAGCATTCGCGGCTTCGAATGCATCGGGGTAGCCGGCGCCACCGCACTCGGGCCCGTGCTCGTTACGTACTTCCCACGACCATTGGTTGCTCGGTGCGCGGTAGATGCGCAGCTCATAGCTGGGTTGGTCTACGGATGGCTCAGTGGTTGCACTGCTCATGGACGATCCTTGGCAAAAAGGCAGAGTTACTGACCGGACGCCACGGACCGCACCGCACGCACGCAGGCGCCGTTGCAGTCGCGGCGGCAGTCGTAGGCGAGGCCGTCGCTGAAATCGACGATCCAGGCGGAGCCGGGCGACCACGCCGTGATCGTGCTGGTCCAGTACCAATCGTTCTTGGTGTCGGGGAAAGCGGTGGTGTCGATCGCAGGGGAGTGGCGCGAACGATCGACCAGCGAAAGCAGCTCTTCGGCCGTCGGCAAGCGCCAGCCGTCGCCGAGTGCGGCGCACGACGCCTCGGCCATTGCGTGATCAACGTTGCGGCCGTCGCACAGCGTGGCGCTCCATTCGAGCGCGGGGAGATTGCCGCTGGCGGGGGTGGTGGCGTAGACGGCGGTGGGCGTGCTGGTGGCTGGCGCTGCGGCGGTGGTCATGTGGGTCTCCCTGTGGGCCGCTGGGTGGCGGTGTGGGGAGACATTACCGCAATGGTTATGCCATGTCAATACCGTTATGGTAATGACGTTTTGCATGATGCAGGTGCCGGTTGTTGCGATAGCGGGCATGCTCAGCGCAGTGCGGCTCCGGCGCTGGCCGGTGGGATGGATTCGGGGCGTGTTGCATTGATAGCACAATGTGATATCATGTGCCGCATGAACAGCGCGCACCGCAAGACGTTGGCCGCCATCTTTGCCGAACCGGTGAACGGGGCATTGGAGTGGTCCAGAATCGAGGCGCTGCTGCTGGCCATCGGCTGCCGGCGAGTTGATGGCAGCGGGTCGTCGGTCACGTTCGAGAAGGATGGGGAGAAGGTGTTTTTCCATCGCCCGCACCCGCGTAAGGAAGCGCTGCGTTACCGCGTCAAGGATGCGCGCTCGTTCTTGCAATGCATTGGAGTAACGCCATGAACACCATGATCTACAAGCGCTACGCGGCCCGCATCGAGTACGATCCGGAAGATCGCATCTTCGTCGGCCACGTTGCCGGCATCCGCGATGTTGTGGGATTCCACGGGTCCACGGTGGACGAACTGGAGCAGGCGTTCCATGCTGCGGTGGACGATTACACCGAGGCATGCAGCAAGCTGGGGCAGCGCCCAGAGCGGCCGGCGAGCGGCAAGATACTGCTGAGGGTGTCGCCGGATTTGCACGCCGTCGCGATCCGCGCCGCCGAGCTCGCCGGCAAAAGCCTCAATCAGTGGGCGGCCGACACTCTTGGGCAGGCGGCGCGGTGATCGGCTACACCCCGCGTGGCGCAGGCGTTGGGTTACCGGGTGTGGCTGGAATGGCGGCGGCGTGATGTTCGCTGCATTCTCAGCGGGTCAATTCGCGCATCCACGCCTTGGCGCTCAGCGCCTCGCCGGTGTCGGTACGCACGACTTCGCCGACGATGCGGTCGTAGCGGAATGTGCGCTCGGCTTGGCGCTCCATGCAGTATCCAGCAAAGCATTGCCTGTCCGCGCGATGCACTACTACTTCTCGGTCGGTCACGTTGCCGAAAGCGTCTTCGTAGGTAAATGTCACGCGCTCAGGTCCTACTGCAGCAGTTGAACCATCCCAACCGCCATCTCCGCGATGCGACACATCGTGCATGGGAGAGCGCAGCAAGCGGATACCGTCGTCATGATTGGGTGTTTCGAGGCGCGCGGATTTTTCCAGATCCCGCCTTGCGCAGAGTTCGCGCACAGACGCTGCGGCCCGTTCTCGCTGGAGACGCAGGCGCTCGGGTAAGGTTTCGAGCGCGATGAGTCGTTGCCTTTCGCGCTCTTCGCGCTCCTCGCGCAGGCGGCTTTCCTCCGCTTCGCGCCGAGCACGCGCCTCTTGCGCGGTTTGAGCGTCGGCCTGGCGCCATGCGTCTTTTGTTTCTGCCTTGAATCGCAGCCACTCCGCACGGATATTGCCAACCTGTGCGCTGATCGCTGTCAGCTTCGGCAGCATCAGCAGCGCGGCGATCATCGAAACGCTTGCAACCGTGCCTGGGAGGCGCACGCCGATGCCAAGCAGCATCGCCAGAAACCACACGGCGCTGCCGCCGAACAGTCCGGCGAGATGGCGCAATACGGCATGCCGGCCGGCCATTCGACCGCGTTGCGCGATCACCGCCCATACCGCCGCGAACAAGATCAGGCTGGCGATGATCAGAAATCCTTCTGCCGCTGTTGGCGGCTGCGGCTCAGGCGACATCACGGCCTCCGTGAGCCACGGGGGAGCTGCGGCGCGCACGCCACCATCGCGCCAACCGCTTGAACGGCGCTTCGCGCTTCGGTGGGTCTTCGCGCGCGGCGATCTCCACCACCAGCTCGGCCCAGCGGCGCTCGGCGGCGGCCACTACGCGACGGTGCCGGCGGCGCACGTCGTAGAGCGCGAACAATATAGCGACCGCGATCAGCCCACCCATCCACAGCAGCGCCGGGCCTGCTTGATGGCGATCGGCTTCCGGGGCGCCAAGCAAGCTCAAGCTGAGCACGCCGATTACCAGCACTGCGGCAAGAAATGGCACCAGCAGCACGGTCAACGCCAGCGCTTCGTGGCGCCGCGCCGCGCTGTGCAGGCGATCACGTGCAGTTTGCAGATCGGCCAGCGGCAAGGTTTGAATCCACTCGGGCGCACCGCCGATGTGGATCGTCTGGTCGCGTATGTACAGGTGCTGCGCGATGTTGCCGGCACGCTCAGCCATCACGGTGTCTTTGCCTTTGTCGGCGGCGCCGTTTGGTGGATCGTCTGCGAGCCGATATGCACGATACCGGCGTTGACTACGGTGCTGCCGCAGATATGCACGTTGCCCGCAGCCGGTGTTGCGGCCGGCACGGCCGCCGCCAGGGCTTCGTCTAGTTGCCGGCGGGCCTCAACAACGGCGGCATTGATGTCATCGTCTCGCATGCGCTATTCCTGCTTGGGGTGATCGGCCAGTTCTTCGGTAAGGACTTTCTGCAGGGCCTCATCGAGTGCGCGGCGGCTAGCAGCGAGCGCAACGCCAGCCGCCAGGCTTTGATAGGCCAGCACGATGGCCCTGGCTAGCGCCGCGTCGGTGGGCAGCAGGCGTTTGCGCCGAAAGGCATCCATCGCCTCGCTGACCGCCCGGCTCAGCAACACCGGGTCGGGGCGGTGCGACAGCGGGCTGATCGTCACGGTCTCGATGGCCGTGGTTGCGACGCCGATATGGACGGTGCCGTGCGGCTGATCCATCCAGCCTTGGGCCAGGCCGAACGTGCGCTCTATGGCGCGGGCTAGCGCATGCCCGATGCCCTTTGGGTTCGTCTCAGAAATCCATTGGCTGACTTGCGCCTGGGACCAGTCCCCTGACTTTTCTGCAAACTTGGTTGGCCCACCCTCTCGGGTTACCAAGGCGCGGATGTTCATGGTCCTGGCAGTCTTCGCATCCATGTGCTCATAGTGCATGGCGTTACCACGGCGGTAAATGACCGAAAGGGTATTGCAACCGCGTAACCGATACGGTAATGTCTTGGGCATGAATATCTCAGCCTACACGCGCGCCGAGGGTGGAACCGGCAAAATCAATTGCCCAGTGCTCGCCCGCGTGGCAGATCGCGCCGGATGCAGCTTCCGGACGCTGTACATGATTGCGCTCGGGCACAAGCGCGCGTCCCCGCAACTTGCGCAGCGCATTCAATCCGCCACGGACGGCGCGGTCTCGATTGCCGAGCTGCGCCCCGACCTCGTTGCAGCGATAGAAGCCGCCGGCTACACCCGCGCAGACCCCACGCCCACCGAGAAGGCGGCATGAGCCATGAAACCTCACTACTGCGTCCGCAACGGCCGACTGATGCGCGTGGCGTCGCCCATGGACACGAAAACCGCCGTTCTGATCACCGCCCTCGGTGGCCCCACCGCCGTCGCGCGCCGCTTCAAAATCCGCTCGCCCTCGGTGATCGGATGGCGCACGCGCGGCGGCATCCCGGCTGCGCGCTTGCAGACGCTGCAGGCGATGGCGGTCACCCAGCAAGACATTGCCGCCGCACTCGTTGCGGCCGGTTTCCCTGTGTGCGACAGCGAGCGCGAGGCCGCCTGAATGCCAAACCCTGCCTACATCCCAGCTTCCCTGCGCAGCGTCGGCCGGCCACCCGATCTGCTGACCCATGTCGGCCTTGCGCTGACGGTAGGCGATGGCTCGCCAGAGGCAGCTGCGCGGTTTTTTTTGAGCCTGGAAGAGGCCGAGCGGACCGCGCTGGTGCTGTTGGAGGCGGCAGCGCAGCAGCGCTATACGGCTTTCATCCAATCGTCCAAATCGTCGGGAATGCCGAGCCCGGATGTGTCGCCGGATGAAGGCCAGTTGCAATGACCTGCGGCCACTTCGTCCACCGCGTGCTGCGGGGTTCGGTACGGGCCGTCGAGTACGTTGCCGTCCAACTCCAGCATCCAGCCGGGCGCGTGAAGGCGGATGCCGAAGGTTCCTACTTTCGTCTTGCGCAGGTAGTGCGCCATGTCCGTCGATCCTTTGGTTGTTGCGGTGTTTTTCGTGCCGCTGCGGTATCAGGCGGCATGGTCTGCTTACCCGACCTTCAGCTTGGCCAGCAGCGCCAGTCGCGCCTGGTAGGCGTGCCAGTGCGTCGCGCTGTCCGTCGGTACGCAGCCGCCGTTGTACAACCAGATGTGGCCGAGGTCCGGCGAGCCGTTCCAGCTCAGCTTCGCGGCCAGCGCTGGGCCGAGGTCTTTCAGCGTCACCGCATACGGCACGTAGTCGATGTGCTCGCGCGTGTGGATGCCCAGCGGTTTGTAGAGCCGATTCAACACCACATGGCCAATCCCTTCCACCTGCTCGATGCAGTAGGGCAGGTAAATGCGGCTGAACTTTTCTGAGGATGCTCCCATGCAACTGCTCCCTATCGTGATTGTCATTGCGCCACAGGGCGCAGGAAAAAACCGCCACGCCGAGGCATTGATGCAGCGCTTCGGCTGCACCCACATCGTAGACGAGTGGGATGGTGTCGCGGAGTTGGCGCCCGGTGCGTTGGCGTTGTGCAACCTCTCGCTTGATGAAGTGGTGGCGTGAGCATGCGCATCGCCACCGTGAGCGAGTTGCAACGCGACGAACTGGCCGATGAACCAGTGAGCCGGGCGTTGGCATTCTTCGCAGAGCGAGAAACCGCGTTGCGGGCCAGGGTGGATCAAGCCATGGACGAGTTGGTCGCGCTTGATGCCAAACGCGAAGCCGAGCGTGTAGCTGCATATTGCGCGCTGTTGGAGGCGTCACTGCCGAGCTTGGTCGCTGCCATCGCCGAGGCTGTGACGAAGTACCAGCGCAAGCGCGGCTACCTCTCGGGCTGTGTCGGGATTGGTTCGTGCGAGCGCAGCAGCGGAGGCGTCGAGCAAGGCCAGGAGGCGAGCGATGTCGATGTTGGAAAGTAATTCCTTCCGGCGCAGCGCATTGAGCACTTCGACACTCACGGTTGCGTGCGCCGTGCGAATGGCTTCGAGCTTGAGTGCAACGGTGTCTTCCACGAGCTTCGTCAGCGCTTTCTGCGCGGCGTTTTCCATGGTGCCCTCCTTGCGGGCTGTTGGTCTGGTAACCGCAGCTTACCGCAGGGTGGGCGCCACCCCTTTCGCGGCCCGTCGGCGAATGCGCGCCGGCTGCCCCCTCCCCAGGTTGGCGACAGCCGGCGGGCCGCGAATCTCCTCTCCGGGTCGGGGCGTTGCTGCTCGACACAGCAGCGCGGCCATGGATGGCCCCCGGGGTTTGTTCGTTGATCGTGGTGTTCATGGGGCGCAAGCGTGCCCGAGCGAGGATGCGCGCGCATGAAGCCTGAGCATCATTTCCTGCCGCCGCGCTCGGCGGTGATTTTCGGCGCGACGCGCCGAATGCTCGATGCCACGGCGTTGTGCGTGCGTAAGTTCGCTGCGCGCGTGGCTGATGAATACGCGGCGCGTGTGGCGCCTGATCTGCGTCAGGTGCCGTTCCGGGCCGGGGTAACGCTCGATGATCTGTGCAAGGCGGAGCGCCACAACGCGCAGATCATCAGCCGGTACATGGACGGCACTGTGAAGGCGATGCCGGCCGATCTGGAAGATGCGTGGGTCTGCGCGTTGCCCGAGCCATTCCGTGCCGAGTGCGAGCGTGAGCTGGCGCGTCGGCGCGGTCATCTGCCGGTGCGCTTGAGCCCGCCAAGCGAGTCCGCAGAGACGATGACGCTTGGGCGGCTGATGAGCGAAGTCGGCGACCTGTGCGCGGCGCTCGCGCCAGCACTAGCAGACGGCCGCTTGACCGATGCGGACCTGCCGCATGCGCGGCGAATTCTCGATGAATCCGATGACGTGATTGCGGCGGTGCTTGGCCTGCGTCGGCAGGTGCAGGCGCTGCTGCCTGGCGATAAACAGGGGAGGGGTATCGATGCCTGATGAGATGGATGCGGTGCAGGAGCGCGTGCTCGCTGCCACTGCCGAGGCCATTGACCGCGCCCGCGCTGTGGTGCGTGGTGTCGGCGCGAGCGAATGCGAATGTGGCGAGCCGATTCACCCGGTGCGTCAGCAGATCGGGGCGGTTCGGTGCATCGATTGCCAGGCGGCTGTCGAGCGGGCTGAAGCGGTCGCTACGGGACGGCGAACATGAGGCGTCCGGCCAGCAGGTTTCAGGCGATGCGCCCGGCGCAGTCGCGGATGTTTGGGGCGCGATTGGCTGAGGCTCAGGCTTTGCTTTATGGGCCGAACGATGGACCTGCTCGTGATGCGCAGGTAGAGCGCTGGCTGGCCGATGTCGAGCGCGGGTTTCAGCCGGCGCCGCAGTTGCCGCTGCCGCTGCCCACGTCACGCGGTACTCGCCCCGCCCCCCTGGACCGCTCGACGACGCTTTGCGAGCAAGGGCGTGGACAAGCGGTGCCGGGTGATAGGTTCTCCCTGGATGCCCCACTTGCGGGTAATGGGACCCGCGCTTCTTGTGTAGTTAGTAAAGAAATCAATAACTTAACACGAGAAATGGCAGGTGCCCGCACTGAGGGTGTGCTCAGTGGCGGCGGGGG